GGGTTTAAATCTGACATTATCGCAACCATCACAAACTCTCATAAGAATCCAAATACAAGATTTATATTTAGAGACTGTTTTCCAACAGGATTAGGATCAATTGAACTTGATGTAAATGTTCAAGATGTTTCTTACGCCACTTGTTCGGTCACAATGAGATACGATGTCTTTACAATGGAACAACTATAGGAAAAACTATATTATGAATTATGATTTTATTGAAGTAGGAACTTCTGATTTTGAAACACATATCCAAAACGCCAGAGACGATACAGTTGGTCTATCCATTGAACCAATACAATACTATTTAGATCGCCTTCCAAACAAAGAGAATGTTGAGAAACTTAATTGTGCAGTTTCTTTTGATGGTAAGCCGGGCCGAGATAAAGTATACTATATACCCCATGAAACAATTGTAAGACAAGGAATTCCACATTGGATCCGTGGTTGTAATTCTATGGGTGACTTTCACTATCAACACAAAGTAAGAAATCTTCAAGAACACGTTGAGACGATTGAGGTAGATGTAGTACCTTTACGTGATATCTTCGAGCATCATAATGTTGAACAACTCAAAACATTAAAATTAGATACTGAAGGTGGAGATTCGTATATCTTACAATCATTCATTCCTTTTCTGAAAGACAGGAAAAAAGAAAACTATCCACAGACGATTGAATTTGAGACCAACATATTAACACCAGCAGAACTTGTTACTGAAACAATTGATCTATATGTTGAGCTTGGTTACAGAGTTCTTCAGCGTGGTGTAGGAGAACAAAATACCATATTGGCTATTGACATTTAACTCAAAGTTTGTTATAATAGATATGAATTAAAAGTTTTGAGATAATAAATTATGGACACAAATGATATAGCAAGCCTATGGGCTAAAGACTCACCGATAGATGAAACGAATCTTGTTGGTGAAAGTAAAAGAATCCCTGAATTACATAGCAAGTATTATAACTTGTATTATAGGGAAGTCCTTCGAGTTAAAAAGCTTAAAGCAGAATACAAAGATCTTGAGATGGACAAGCGTAACTATTACGATGGATCCATGGATGAACTAACACTAAGAGAGAAAGGTTGGAAACCATTTCAACGAAAAGTAATTCGTAATGATTTGGATAAACATATTCAAGCCGATGCTGATATTATTAAACTAAGTCTTACTGTTGATTTTCATACTGCCAATGCAAACTATCTCGAGGATATAATTAAAACAATACATAGCAGGAACTTCGTAATCAAGAATATGATTGATATTCTAAAGTTCCAATCCGGAGATTATTAATGTGGGATAAATTTTTAGAGTGGGGTTTCAAAAAAGAAGCAGATAAACAATTTGAACAAGCACAGAAACAGAAAACAATAGATGTAATGAAGGATGATGTAGATCCTGAAGCAGTGACAATTGAGAACGCATATAAGACAAGGTGGATTTGGTACCATACAATATTAGCAATTGGTATCTTCTTTACTAATATCTTATTAACAGCAATTTTATTATTATTGGCAATTAAATTATGAATCCATACTCAGCAGATATACCTGAAGAATTAAAAAGAACGATCTATAAAGGATTTTGTTCTATTCAGAAAATAGAAGGAATTGATATAAGAGTACAGCAAGGTATGTTACTTGCATTAACTGGTATGTTAAAAGAATATGGTTGGCCTGTGATTGGTATTACCGAAGCAGCTGCATTACGTATTCAAGAGAATGAATTTAAAAGACCAAAGAAAATCAATCGTTCACATATCTATTCAAGAAAAGAAACAGCAGAGATTCTATTTTCAAAGTCATGGACTTATACTGAATTTTGGGATTTCTTTTTAGAACGCGATTGTTGTGTATTAGCAACGTCTAAAGAAAACTATTCAAAACAACCTGAAGACCTATGGAGACAAGTACCAAAAGGTTTGTTTCAATCTGTAGGATTTGCCTTTCGAGTTGGAAAAGAAGAATCAGGATGGCTTAAAGCATGCCTGAAGCTGGATGGATTATATGAGTGAAAGAATTGAAGTAGAAAATATTAACTCAGTATATATGCGGATCAAAGCCGACTCAGGTTTAAAGATGGAGTTGTCTGAGTTCTTTGCATTTAAACCAGAAGGTTATCAGTTCAGTCCTAAATACAAAGCAAGAGTATGGGATGGAACAATTAGACTCTTTCAACCAATGCGTCCTGTATTATATGTTGGTCTACTTCCACATCTTAAAAAGTTTTGTTCAGATAGAGATTATATATTAGAAGCACCGGCTGAGATCGGAGAACCTGAAACCATAGAGGATGGATATGTTGAAGAATTGGCTGAGACGATTAACTGTAAATTTAAACCAAGAGACTATCAGATCGAATATATCACTAACGCTTTGCGTAACCGCAGATCTTTATCTCTATCACCGACATCATCTGGTAAGTCTTTAATTATTTACCTAATACAACAACATTACTATCAGACCTTTGGATTAAGAACATTGATTATTGTTCCTACCATTTCATTGGTACATCAGATGGCTGGTGACTTTGTTGATTACGGTTGTGATGAATCAGATATCTATAAAATACAAGGTGGTGTTGATAAGAACACTCGTCTACCTATTGTTATCTCTACATGGCAATCATTAGTGAAACAACCTAAAGATTGGTTTGCTCAGTTCGGTTGTGTAATGGGAGATGAAGCCCATACCTTCCAAGCAAAGTCATTAACAACCATTATGCATAAACTCGAAGAATGCGCTTATCGTCATGGATTTACAGGTACACTTAAATCATCAGAAAGTAAAACACATAGGTTAGTACTCGAAGGTTGTTTCGGAGAAGTAAAAAGAATCGTATCTACAAAGAAGTTAATGGACGAAGGTACGGTTGCAGATTTTGAAGTAAAGGCAATTGTATTAAATCATAGTAACGAAGCAAAGGCTGCGTTTAAAAAGGCAATGGGACAGGTAAAAGAATCAGTAAAGAAATGGCCTGCTGAAAGAGAGTTCATTGTATTCCACGAAAAGAGAAACAATTTTATTAAGAACCTTGTTCATTCTCTTAAAGATCAAAATAATTTGATATTGTTTGACTTGGTTGAGAAACATGGTAAGGTACTTGAACCTTTATTACAAAAAGAAGGTAGAGAACTACATTTTATATACGGAGCAACGAAAGGAGAAGAACGTGAACGCATACGACATTTGGTCGAGAACGATCCTGATAAGAAACACAATATACTTGCATCCTACGGAGTATTTAGTACTGGTGTTAATATTAAGCGACTTGATAATGTGATCTTTGCTTCTTCGAGCAAATCTGAGATTAAAGTATTACAGTCAATTGGTAGAAGTTTACGTAAAGCGGAGGACTCGCAGAAAGCGGTCCTCTATGATATCGCTGATGATTTATCGGTAGGTAGTTACGAAAACTATACATTGAAACATTTTAAATCAAGAATTGAAATCTACTCGTCAGAGGAGTTTCCGTTTAAAATATTTACTGTTGATATCTAAACTTATAGTATACCTTAAAGCCGATAGTCTTATTATACAAGGAGTTGATAGATATGTCAATAGTTTTTTTGAAAAAAGTTAAATTAATTTCATATTTGTTATAAAACCATTGACAAAACAGTGAAACTAGTTTATAATTACATTATTAAAAACAAAAGGAGTGTTAGTTTGAAATGGCTAAGAAACGAAACTACGTAAACAATAAAGACCTCCTCGCAGCATTGATTGCTTATAGAGCAGCAGTTGCGGAGGCAGAAGAAGGTGGCGAAGATAAACCGCAAGTACCTGATTATATCGGTAAGTGTATTATGATGATAGCTCAAAGGTTGGCAACACGTCCAAACTTTAGTGGTTATATGTATAAGGAAGAAATGATCTCTGATGGAATTGAGAACTGCCTTCAATATATACATAACTTTAATCCAGATAAATCACAAAACCCTTTCGCATATTTTACTCAAATCATTTGGTATGCATTCTTACGCAGAATCTCAAAAGAGAAAAAGCAGATGTATATTAAATTCAAAGCTTCCCAAAGGCAAATGTTAGATAATGAAGTGTTTGACTCAGCAGGAGAACCAGTGACTGGAAATCAACTGCCTGATTATATCAATGACTTTATTGATGACTTTGAAACAAAACTTAAAAAGAAATAGACTATGTTCGATTACAAACGGCCATCGGTGACAATCGTTGGTAAGTGGCAACCCTGGCATGAAGGTCATACAAATTTATTTAAAAAGGCCTTGACATGCACAGGACAAGTTGTTATAATAGTCAAAGAAGTATATAAAGCAGACGGTGAAGATTCGCCGTTTGGTGAGATTGATGTTATCAATTCAATAACGATAGCATTAGAAAAGGAAGGCTACTACGATGGACAGCATTACATTATTGTATGTACTCCAAACATAGTAGGATTACTTAACGGTCCTGGTAATGGAATTTGGGAAGATTCTATTGACTATGACGACAATTATATTATGTCAAGTGAAATTAGACAAACATTGAGAGAAGAAGGTAAATTATGAAGTTAGTATCTAACAAGGATCCAATATTAAGAAAAGTACTACAAGATGTCGATATGGAGAATCCTCAGATTGATTTAAAGCAAACCAAGAAGGATATGGTGGAGCTGATGGTCTCTAAAAGAGGGCTAGGGTTAGCCGCGTCTCAAGTCGGTATTGATTATAAGGTCTTTGTTATCGGTGAAAACAAAGAGGACTGCATGATGTTCGTAAACCCTGAAGTCCTATCTGTTTCAGCTGAAAATGAATTGGATGTTGAAGGTTGTTTAAGTTACCCAGATACGTTTGTTAGAATGGCAAGACCTAACATGGTTGAAGCAAAGTGGTTTGACGAAGAAGGTAAACCACAGCAAGGTCGATTTGAAGGTTACACCGCAAGATGTTTCCTACATGAATTTGACCACCTACATGGTGT